ACTTAGGGAAGCCCGGATGAATAAAACTAAATCTGGGGAGCCACGACAGGCGCGTGGTAAGGCGGGTGTTCGCACCGCAAACCGACCAGGGGAGGGTCGGAGTCGTTCAGTTGGTGATGCTAAAGCCGGCTGTCCTAGCAGCGGGATTCCCGACCCGCCGCAAGAAAAGGCCGAAAGAGCGGCCGCCCGTGTTGTTAGTGCGGGTAAGCATAAAACTCTTTTCAGCAGAAAGCACTCGGTTTCCGAGAAACAGCTCGAAGTGATTAGTGCCAAGTTCCCCGATTTCAATTTCAAGTTCGGGGACGGCGCTCCTCACGATCACCCTCTGGGCGCTACAGAGCGCGCAATCTGCGAAATCATCGCTTTGCGGGAGATAGAACGCGACCACGGCGACGTGCAAATAACTGATATTGGTGGAAACCCTGTCAGGCACGCTCAAAACGGTAGGCTTAATGTTCACTCTTGCACCCCGATACTCACATCCGATGATGTGTGTCGGCGCCTCAACCCTTCCATCGGGGAGGTTAACCGTTGCTTTAATAAGGCTTCGGATTGTGGCGTCATAGTCGACGTATACTTATCCGTCCATTCCTTATACTACCTTACGCAAGACGAAATTTTGAATCTCGTCTATAGGAGTAATAAAGGAGCTCTCGTAGCAGTCGTACACAAATTTGACGAGCTGTATGGAGGCATGCACCACAACGGTGATTTTGTCGAATCCAAGTACGAGGCATATTGTGACGGTGATGAGGTGAAAGTGGCCATGCAAGTCGCTGGTAATTTAACTTCTTATACGCACGACCCCTGTTTGTGGCTGAATGACACCTACTACCGAAATGGCAGTAGAGCGATAGCTTGGAACGGCAGAAAATATGGCGATAGCTGGGTTTTAAAATTCATGGTCGTCCCCGACAACAGAATTGGCAACATCTGTGTCGACTCTCGTCACGAGATGACGCTGGTGGGTAGTCTAAACAGGAATGACTACCAGGGACCCGTGACAGGCGTGCTCTCCCACGGAGACGAGAGCAAGCTGAAACCCATGCTTCAGGTCATGAATCTACATAAAACTCGTATCAGAAGTCTGTGCGGGTGGTTGTGGCTGTCCAAAACTGAGCTGAAAATATTGCTCCCCAAATCTTTGATACAGCAAGTGGCTTTGAAGATGGTGGGGTGTCCTCGCAACAAGGATGGATTAAAGATGTGTATCAACGCGATGCGGAATCTTGTTAAGTGTGATAAAATGTCTATGCCTAACAAGATGCGGCTAGACTGCACCATTTACGGTTCTGCTATGGCGTTTTTGCTTACTCTCGAAGATGAGGTGTCGGCGTTCAACAGTGTTTGTTCGCCGTACAACGTGAAACTGTTTAAAAAGCTGAGTTCCATTATGGATTTTAAGCATTGGGGTCTCCTCAATTGCTGCTCAGCCACAGTCGACGTTCCCCTCACTGTGACAATGTACAATCGTGACAGGTCCTCGGTCACCTCAGCGGCTTTCGATGCTGTGAAGGGTTGGCCCAATGGACTTCCAGGTTATGAGAGTACTCGTCCCTTGCAACCCCACAGGGTTGGTTCTCGTGTGTCTAAGACCGGCCGCGACAAGGTTGACGATAAACCGCAGTTCTTCCCCGTTTGCACCACATTCTCAAACTACATCCCGATAGTCCCGTACTCGTCGCTTAATAACGAGACTGTCGCCGTTCATAACAGGGCTTTAATGGTGGTCGAAAAACCGCAGCCTGCCGCCTGGGCTAAGGTTTTCGCTGTCGCTAGAAGGTATCTCGATTTGTTTGAGGTAATCGACTCGACCAACATTGACGCACATTTCGTGGAATGGAACTCACGTTTCACTCGATCACGAGCCAAACTCCAAGCTGAGGCGTATAACAGCCTCGGCCCTGACCCGTTGAAACCTATCGACTTGATCAGGAAACTGTTCGCCAAGCGCGAGCTCACCATGAAAGGTGGTTTCTCCGTAGAGGATTTCGATCCGAGAGCCATACAAGGTGGGTCCGACCGCGTGAATGCAGCCTATGGGCCGTTCACGTACCAGCTGTTGGTTCAGTTTAAGAGTATCTTCGCTGCCAATTGCAATGTCGTCTACACGGGCGGCATGACGGCGGAAGAGATAGGGGCGATTAGAACGTCCTTTGGCGAAGACGACGTCATCCTTATTGAGGGTGACGAGAGTAGATACGACTCCCATCAGGGAGATGAGTGTACCAAGCTGTACAATATGGTCGAGGAGAAGTGCGGAATCAGGGACTACGGTCAAGCGTACGACGCGTCTAAATCCATGGATATGGTTAAAGGCTATTCGTCGCATGGCATTAAGTACTCTGTTCGCGGCACCATGACCAGCGGCAGTCCTACCACATCCACGCGGAATTCTTTCATAAATGCCACCAAAACGGTGCATATTCTGGAACATTGCATCTTGCTCGGTTTCGCCCTATCGGGCTACCTCGTCTTGGTTCATGGTGACGACAATCTTGTGGTCATCAGAGGTTCCTTGTCAGAGGAAAAGAAGAAAGAATTGAAAACCATATTCGTTGAGATTAACAAGCGCCTTGGATTCGCTTGCAAGATCAAAATCTCCGATAAATGGCATCAAGTTGAGTACTGTTCATCACTTTTCTGGCCCGTCGAGGACGGCCATGTGTTGGGACCTAAAGTAGGCAAGAGATTGCCGAAGTTCGGTTTTACTCTCCAGAAGTTGAAAATTGGCGAGGTCAAGGGTATGTTGCTTGGTTGCAACATCGAGTGTGGGTACGTGCCCGTGCTCAGGACCTACACCAGACATCAACTCTCTTTGATCGAGAAGGTCAAGAAGGTTGAGTATTCCGACAAGAGGCGTGTTTACAAGTCTTTACCTGTGACACGCCATAAGGCCTGCGAAGACACATATGAGTTCTTTATGAACCGCTACGGCGTTTCGGTTGTCGAAGCTGAGACGTCGTTGGAGAAAGTGCTGACGAAGAATTTGACGGACTGCGTTGACTACAGTCTGTTGGAAGTCTTCACACAGCGTGATTTGTAGCCCCTCTCAGGGGCGGCGCCGGGGTCGCTTAGTAACCACCTGCATTTATGTGTTGCATGTAATAAACACAAAATGGATCTCACCACTAATTATTGTGGCATGTATTACTCTGACGGTAAACTCCAGTCTAGCGTGGCTAATGGCTCTTCGGAACCAGTCAACGCGCTCGACGGTGAGTGCCGCGTCCACGACGCGGCTTACGCCAATGCATTAAGTGACATGGACCGTGACGTTGCCGACACAAAATTTTACAATAACACCCGAGGTTTGGGTGTTAGAGGTCGCCTATACGGTGGCCTTGTTGTGTACGGCAATAAACTCCTTCGTTCATCGGTTTTTCGTAGAGCTATGGGCAACTTTGATTCGAAAGTTGGCCCGGAAATGGAGAAACGCCACGAATGGCTCCGTGGGTCGGCGCCTAAACCGACTGCACCAGGAAGTTCGGATTCTGAACTTCCGGATGCGAGTGATGGCTCTCGCGCTACTTGTTATTACGACGGTGACGGTTTTGAAACTGCTACTGTCCAAACGCGACAAGCGGGAAGAACGATTCCCATGGATTCTTTGAACACGAATTACCCTTTCACCGGGACTGGGCTATACAAGCCACTCGGTCGACGCAAAAGGAAGCGTGTTGTCCCCCTCACTGACGCCGAGAAACTAGCTCTCTTGACACGCCTGTCACAAGCCGACTATGGCACAGGGCGTCAGAGAATGAGTCTCCGCTAACAAAACTCTCTTTTCCAGGATGGTGAAACCGATTGACCCTTCGTCCAAGGCAGTTGCCAAAGGTAAGAAGAAGGCGAAGAAGCAGCATATGAAGCAGCAAATAGATGCGCTTTTAGCTAAAGCTCCAAAAGGTACACCCAATCCCAAGCTGAATTTCGGCCCAATTGCCACAGTCAACACTGCGCCAGTTGCCATTGGTAACTCTGTGCGCGGTTTTAAGACCAAAGTCATCGCCGCCGGTAAGACGGTGCGCGTCAGTGGTCGTGACTTCGCCTACACCCCGGTGGGCACTGGTACTGTCACTACGTGGACGCTATCAGGTGGCACTCCACTCACCCCCGCGGCTTTTAGCGACTCGTCGCTGCGCCAGTACATGCAAATGTACCAGCGCTACCGCTGGATCAAGTTGATAGCGCATTATATCACTTCGTCGCCCACCTCGGCGAATGGTGACGTGATGTTCTACCACCAGAAGAATCGTAACTCTGTTTTTCTGAGCCAAACCTCTTCTCAACTTCTGCCCTTTGTTATGTCTGATTCGGACACTGTCATTGGGCCGCAGTGGACCAATCACTCGACAGAGTTAACTCTCACCTCGAGTTGGAAATCAACGGACTATGGTATGAGTTCCGTCGTTGACGACTTTAGCGAAGGGGATCTTTTTCTCCTCAGCAAGACTTCGACCGTGGACTCGCCTGGCTATGTCATTATTGACTTTATCGTTGAGTTCGCCGATTTGCAAATTTCCCCGCGGTTGTTGGCTTTACCACTTCCGCGGGCGCAGTGGTTTCAGACCAATTTAGGTCTCACCGCTTCAGCTATTACCGTTGATACGGGTCTGAACATGGTTGTTAAAGGGAACAATCTATCAGGCACGGCCGCCGGCTTACCCACTGGGTGCTCCAACGGCGACGTGTACAAGGTCATTATCGACCTGACGAACTCGTCTTCTGGTAGCTGGGTCAATGGGACCCCAGCAAACCCCCTCCATTCGGAGGAACAGGGTGGATCTGTTTCCGTGACTATTACGGACGGAACTACTTGCTATGCTGTTTACAACGGTTCGGTGTTTAATCTTTACGCCAACGTTGAAGGGGCTTTCGTTAATTCCGGAGGCCTCAACTACGGAGCAAGTTCTACCATCACCTTCAACTACCAAGTGTGGTTGTCCCTCGTCGGTACAATCAGTGCCACCAACCTGAACCCCAATTTCTAATTTTAGCTCTACATGTACATAAACACAAAACATATAAAAATGCAACTAACATTCGACATTGTCTACATAGCCTATCTCTAATGGCAGAGAACGTAAGTCCCCC